TGACCCCGGAAGAAAAGGAATGGACGCGGGATATCAAGAAACTCTACAACGTGGAGATCAACAGCCGCCAGATGGCATGGTGGCGATGGAAGCTGCATGAAGGCATCAAGGATGAATCCCTGATGTATCAGGAATTCCCGCCCACCGAGGACTATGCCTTCGTGATGACGGGAACCTCTTTCTTCTCGTCTGCCCGTTGCACCGATGCAATGAAGATGGCAAAGAAGATCGACTGCGATTATTACCGCTACACGATGGGCGCGTTGTTTCAGGATACCGATTGCATCAAGTCCACCGAGCGCCTTGCCACGCTGAAGGTGTGGGAAGAACCCATCGACACGGCCTACTACGTCATTGGCGCTGACCCGGCCTATGGATCGTCGGATTGGGCAGACCGTTTCTGCATCCAGGTCTATCGTTGCTATGCCGATGGCATGGAACAGGTTGCCGAGTTTGCCACCAGCGAAATGAATACCTACCAGTTCGCCTGGGCGATTGCCCACCTTGCCGGGGCGTACAAGAACAGCACTCTGAACCTTGAAGTCAACGGCCCGGGCCAGGCTGTCATCAACGAAATCCGCAACCTCAAGCGCCAAGCCGTAGCCTTGGGCGGCAGGGCGGGACACGATCTGATGGACGTACTGGGTTCAATGCAGAACTACATCTGGCGGCGCAACGACAGCATGAGCGGCATGTCCAACAGCTTTGGCTGGATGACTACCACCCAGACCAAGGAGCGCATGTTGTCCTACATGAAAGATTACTTTGAACGCGGGATGATGGCGATCTACAGCGAAGAATTGCTGGAGGAAATGAAAACCATCGTCCGTGACGGAGGCTCGATTCAGGCCAGCGGCAGGAACAAAGATGACCGCGTTATCGCGTCAGGGCTTGCCTGCGCCGCCTATGCCGAGCAAGTCCAGCCTCGCCTGATTCAGATGAAGCTGACGCGGGACATTTCCCGCAAGACCGACCCCCAAACCGATGAAGTTACGCCCGTCATGCAGGCCGGTCAGAAGTCTGTGTCCAACTATTTGAAGAAAATCGGGGTGTACGGGGCATGAACAACCAGATTTTGAGCAAAGCAACCCTCATGCGCCTGATGGATCGGTTCTATGCCGACAAAAAGCGGGGAATCAGCATCGAATTGTTCGCAGAACTGGCTGGCGTGTCCGAATCCATCCTGAATTCGGTTTTCAGGGACAAAATCGTGCCCCTGTCCGAGTATGTCCAGCGTCGGGTGTCCAAAGCATACTTGTCCTGGATGCAAGGCGAAGTTGCAGTCATGCAAAACTATGATCGCAGCCGGTTTGTGCAGTATCGTAAGGAAAAGAAACCTATGCTGCGCCGCAATATGGCAGTTACGGTAATAGATGGGAAGATGAAATTGAAAATCGGCATCAAGAACAAGGCCGACTACACCGACTATGACATTGATGAAAAGTTGAGGGGATATGGCAAACATTCTTCGTGATTACAAATGCGCCAAGCATGGGTATTTTGAATCTTTCGACGCAAAATGCCCGATGAAGGCTTGTGAGGAAGAAGTCATGGTGGTTTTCCTTCAGCCGCCTGGCTTGATCTCGGACAAGACCAAGGGCAATGACAAGCGCCTGAACCAATTGGCGATAGACTTCAACATGACGGACATAAAGTCCACGCGGGAGGGCGATTCCCAAGGGGGGTACTACACCCGCAACAACGGCCCCGAACCTGAACAACCTCGGGAGCCGCGCCCCGGCGATGCCGCCATTTGGGGGGGTGACAACCGCTTTTCCATGCAATCCATCCTGGCTGGCAGGGCCGTTCAACCCGTCCGGGATGAGGCTGTGAGCATTAACCCCAAGGAAATCGGGAATTTGACAGGCCCAAGAACGGGGAGTTATGTTCAAGACCATGAAAACCTGTCCATCGGCAAATAAATGCTGATTCCCAAGAATCCAGCCGAGCGGGAAGCGTTTTATCTGGACTTGATCCAGAAATGCGAGGTTTCCCTTGATGAGCGCAAGGGAGACTACTCCAGCTTGCGTTCTTGGTACTTGTTTGGGGCGGGGCCGGAAGAATCTCCGGCAATCTACAACAAGATTTACCCGCACATCGACCAACTGACCTCGTTCCTGTATTCGGCAGAAACGACGCGGTTCAGCATTACCTTGGGCGCTAACGTGCCGCCTGCTGAACACAAAAAAATCCCGACGCTGACCCAGGCGCTGAACGATGAGTGGCTGAACAGCAATGCCGACCAGGTTTTCAGCACCGCGCTGACTTGGGCGCTTTGCTACAACAGCACCTTCATCAAGCTGATCTACAACAAGGGAATCCACCCGTACATGGTGGAACCCGGCGCGATGGGCGTGTTGCGCGAGGATGTTCCCTACCTAGACCGGCAGGAAGCATTCAAGCAGAAATACTACATCACCAAGTCTGAATTGCTGGCTCGGTTGTATTCGCATCCCAAGCGCGATTCGATCATGCAGCGCATCACGGCATCCTACAACCCGCCCATGTCTGACGTTCCCGAGGGCGTGGACAGGATCGTGATGTCGCAAACCAACCCGACCATCTACGGGACGGTCAACCTGGACTTGTACGGCATGAACCGCTACAAGGCACGGGTGGCAGAAGATACGGTGGAAATGACCGAACTCTGGCTCTGGAACGATGAGACAGAGGATTATCAGGTTGTCACCATTGCCAACCCGGACGTAGTGATCTACGACAGGGAAGGCGAAAAGGTATTCCTGAAAGGCGAGTGTCCTTTCATCCAGATTTGCCCTAACCCGCAGTATGACTATTTTTGGGGGCAGTCCGAGGTGCAGCGGCTGATCTTCCTGCAACAAATGCGGAATCGGCGCATGACCGAGATTCTGGATTTGCTGTCCAAACAGGTCGCACCGCCCACGGCGCTGATCGGATTTACCGGCATCCTGGACGAAAAGAACTTTGCCCTTAACCGGGCCGGCGGCTTGCTGTCCACGGATATGCCCAACGCCAAGGTTGAAAAGCTGGCCCCGACCATTCCCCAAGACCTGTACAGCAGCGTCCGGGAAATCGACAGCATGTTTGAGGAAGCATCCGGCATTGTCAGCGTCCTGCAAGGTAGGGGTGAAACGGGTGTCCGTTCATCGGGCCACGCCAGCCAACTAGCCAGGTTGGGTTCCAGCCGCGCCAAGAAACGCGCCCTCATTGTCGAGGATGCGCTGGAGAAGGTGTCCACCATGTACCTGAAGTTGATGCAGGTATATGACGATACCCACTACACGGACGTTGAAGGCACAAGGTTTATTGCTGAGCAATTCACCAAGAACTATGTGGTCAAGGTGGACGCGCACAGCAACAGCCCGATCTTCACCGAGGACTTGCGGCAACTGGCGTTCAACCTCTACAAAGCCCAGGCTATCGACAAGGAAAGCCTGCTCGATCTGCTTGAACCCCCCATGAAACAGCAGTTGAAAGACCGGCTGAAAAAAATGGAAATCAAGCAGGCCGCGGCTGCTGCGGCGCAGCAAGCGCAAGACCAATCCAAGCGTGGCAAACCCGATTTGAAGGCGGTGGAATGAAATCAGCCAACGTAACCCCGCGAGCGGATCAGCCCAGGGCAGGTCAGCCAAAATTGGCAGAGGCCCCGTCAAATTTGCAATACCGCGTTCAGGGTGTTAAAAGTTACCAAGACCGTAATCCCACAAGGACTATGGGTCGAATTTCAACGCGCTAATAGGAGGTGATCGTGTATCGCAAGATGATGAAACGTAGCCGCAAGACGCGCCGGTAAAGGTTTGCCCGAAAGGGTGAAGGGGTGTGGCTGGCTCCCCTGAAAGTAGTTGGCCGCTTGCCAAATTGGAGACAAACATGGCTCGCAAATCCCGCAAAGGCCGCCGCAAGGCGAAGTAACCTAACGGTTACTTACCCTGGTGGGGCGGGTAACAAAACATAGCCCCCCTTTTTTTTGATTTGACAAGTTTGTAAGCACTTACGCATACTTGCCTGAATAAAGGACATTTATGAGCGTTCCGTCAGACAAATTGATGGCAATGATTAAGGGTCAACAGCCTGCTGGTATGGCAGGAGAAGAACCTGCTGCCCCTTCGTCTGCTCCGTCTGATTCAAACGTTCCCCCGATGGCAGCGCCCATGTCCACGCCGGAACCCAAAATGGGAACCCGCGAAGCCGCGATGATTAACCTTTCGATGGCAATGGACTTGATTGAACAAGCCCTGCCTGCGTTTGGCAGCGAATCACCCGAGGGTGTCAAGGCGCTTGGTGTGCTTCGCGCCCTGTCAGGAATGATGGGTGGTCGCAAGCAAAAAGCCCAAGAACTCGGTTCAGCCGAAATCATGCAAATGCTTCAGTCCCTGCCCCAGGCTGGCGGTGCCACGCCGGAAGGGAAGGCAATGGCAGCAGCACCCGCTATTCCGGGAATGGCTCCCGGCGGCGCACCTCAACCACCGATGTAAGGAGAAACACATGGACTTGTTCAAGCCCCGTGGTGCGGCCCAACCGCGCCGCCCCACCGACAACAACCAGCAAAACGGTCAGATCGTCAACACGCCCCGTTATTCCCAAATGGGCGGCCTGAACGGTGCTGGCAAATACAGCAAGAACAAGATGAACCTTGAACGTCAAATGACGGGCAAGAAAGTCATCTAAGTACAAAGGGGATAGATTATGAGCCTGGAAGATTTGACACCGGAAGCGCGGGACGAACTCGCGCTGTTGGCGCGTCAGCTTGCCGAGAATCCTGCCACGCGCAAGGATTTCCTGCGTCTGACCAAAAAAGCCAAGCCCGACATGCCCATTCCCGAACTGGAAATCGAGGAATCGACCACCAGTGCGGTGCAAAAGGCAGAAGATCGGGTGCAGGCGCTTGAAGCCAAACTTGCCGAAAAAGACGCTCGGGAAGAATTGGAAAAGCGCCGTTCCAAAATCCGCGCTCGCGGCTTGAAGGACGATGACATTGCGGAAGTGGAGAAAATCATGCTGGAAAAAGGAATTACGCAGCATGATGCCGCAGCGGATTACTGGGATTGGATGAAACAAGCCTCCACGCCCACGCCTTCCGGTTACAACCCCAACCCGATCAACAAGTTCGACTTGGGCAAGTATTGGAAAAATCCGGTGCAGGGCGCTCGGGATGAAGCAGCAAAAGCACTCAACGAACTGCGGAAAAACCCGCGTCCGGTGGGACTTTAAGTAGTACCAGGGGATATTTAACTTCGGAGATAAACGATGCCTATTGGCGGCGGTATTCTTCCGGCTTCGGGTTCAACGCAGTATAACGAACTAACCTACGTTACCCGTAGGGCGTTTATCCCGAAGTTGGTTGTCCAACTTTATAACTCTACGCCCCTGATGGCGGCGCTGATTGCCAACAGTCAGCAAGCCTCGGGTGGTGTTTCCTCGGTGACGGTGCCTGTTCAAGGTTCGCAGTTCGTCAACGCGCAATGGTCTGACTACTCGGGTTCGTTCGCGCAACCCGCAGTCCAGCAAGGTGCGTTCAACGCCGAATTCAACCTGAAGCTGATGATTGCCCCCGTGCCGTTCCTCGGCATGGAAGGTGCGGTGCAGCAAGATCACGCGGTCATCCCGCTGATCGAAGCCCGTATGAACGACGCGACCAACGTGATGATGGACGCGATGGCTACGGCGCTGTACAACAACACCAGCAACACCCAACAGTTTATCGGCCTGCCGGCGGCGATTGACGATGGCACGACCTCGGGTGCCAGCACCTACGGCAACCTGTCGCGCTCGACCTATACCTGGTGGAAATCCAAACTGTACACCGCTGGCTCGGTCAACCCGACCCGGCAAAACGTGCTGCAATACATCAGCGGCACGGTGAAGAACGGCGCGGAAGTCCCGTCCTTTGGCGTGTGCGGTTTTGGCACCTGGACGCTGCTGGCCCAAGACTATGTGGGTCAGGAGCAGTACGTCATCACCCCCGGTTCCGGTTTTGATGGCGACAGCAACGGCCCCCAGGCTGCGTTCCGCGCCCTGATGGTCGCTGGTGTGCCGATCTACCCCGATCCGTACTGCCCCGAGGGTACGATGTACTTCATCAACACCAACTACCTGTCGCTGTACATCCACGACCAGGGTTCGTTTGTGTTCACCGGGTTTGAATCCACCCTCCCGAACTGGCAGATTGGTTATGTTGGCGCGGTCTTGATGATTGCCGAACTGGTGAACACCAAGCCCAAGTCAATGACCAAGGTGACGGGTTATAACTCTCTGAGCATCTAAGGAGAAAAACATGGCCCTTGGTCTAAACAAAATCATCATCTCTGGCGCTACCAGCAACACCGCTGGTGCGTACTGGCAAGCAACCACGCAATCCGCTACCACGGCGGGTAACGTGATTCCGGCTGGTACCTACCTGATGGTTGCAACGGCTAACGTCTTCGTGACTGCCAACACCGGCTCTGCCACCTCCAACGTCATCACCATCAACAACGGTGGTGTCATCATTTCGGATGGTGTCAACGTCTTTGCCAACGCCACCACCAACGCTACCGTTACGCTGCTGACCGTCAATGGCGGTGCTGCGGTGAGCGGCACTTACAACTCGTAAGGGGAGGTGGCATGGCAGTCGCTAACGCAGTAGGAACCAATCTACCGACCAATTTTGGTCAATACGTCATTGCCACGAGCGGCCCGGTTAGCCTGGCTGCAACTGGCAATACGGTTGCCAATTTGACTGTCGAAGCCTCCAGCTACATTGTCCGTCGCATTGTTGCCACCGCCAACGGTAGCATCGCCTCTGCCAACGTCAGTATTCTGACGAGCAGCGACGGTGCTACCGCTAACGCGATTGCCAACAACATCACCCTGTCTACCGTGTCGGCCTCGACCAAATACCAAGACCTTACCTTGGTGTCTGCCGCGACCAGCACGGTGTACACGGCCCCGGCGCTGTTCCTGGTGGTGAACACGGCAAGCGGCAACAGCAATGCTGCCGTGATTACGGTGTACGGCGATCCGCTGACCCCGTAATGTCGAATGTCTTTGTGACCAATCATGGCGACACCATCCTGAAAGACGGGTGGGATGGTGTCGTTTATGAGTTTCGCAAAGGCGTTCCGGTAGAAATCCCGCAGTTTGTTGCTACCCATATTTTCGGATATGGCGATGACAACAAAGAGCAGTACCTTATCCGGCTTGGCTGGATCAAGACCAGCAATGACATGAAGGATGGGCTGAACAAACTGTCCAAGTTTGAAATCACGACCCACGCGCCAAAGAACCACTCTCTATCCCCGGTGGTGGGCAAAGTACCTCTCCCTGACAAACGGGGAGAGGGAAAAACCCTTACCTTGACAGCATGATGGGATACAGATGGCGACTACGCTTTCGGATTACATAACCGAATGTCGGCGGCTTTTGCATGATGCAAACGCCAACTTCTACACCGATTCCGAACTAACGGATTACATCAACGCTGGCAGGCAGCGCCTGGTGCGTGATACCGGCTGTCTGCGTAATTACCAGACTACTGCCACGGTAACGTCGCAGGAAGTTTATCAATTCAGTACCTTGCCCCAGGCGCTGAACACGCTCGACATACTCAACATCAACCTGATCTGGGGAAATACCCGCGTCCCGTTGCGGTACATGCCCTGGACGCAGTTCAACGCCGAACTGCGGTTCTGGCAGAACTATTCCGGCAGGCCGATTGCTTTTTCCCTGTACGGGGCAACCAGCTATTACATTGGCCCGGTTCCTGATGAAGTGTATGCAATGGAACTGGATACGGTCATCCTGCCGGTCAATCTGACTACCAGCAACACCGACGATGAAATCCCGGTGCCATACACGACTCCGGTAGCGTTCTATGCCTGCTACAAGGCAAAGTACAAGGAACAGTCCTACGGTGAGGCTGAAATCTTCAAGCAGGAATACCTGAAACAGGCGCAGTCGGTCTTGGCATCGACCTACACGCGCCGGATGCCCAACCCTTATTCGACACCTTACTGATATGGCGGCTGCCGAGCAGAAAAAGTCATATCAGGTCATCAAGGAATTCCGGGGGGTCAATACCAAGGCCAACCGGACTGCCATTGATCCGTCTGATTTTGCATGGCTGGAAAATGCCATGCCTGTTGGTTCGTCCAACATCAAGATCGTCAACAACCGCGCCAATGTTGCCATCAGCGGCAACAATGTCACGTTTGGCAACACCGTCACCTACCTCAGTTCTGCCAACATCAACAACAAGGATTA